GATAAAGTGCTGTGCCGGGCGGTCGGGGAGTGTCAGGCTCATATCTCAACTGCCTCCTCGATGAGTCCGCGACCGGCCGTCGCCGGTGCCTGCGTGTCGGAGTCGAAGCCGGAGAACTCGTCTTCGCCCGGCAGGAGCGAGGGGTCGTCGCCGCGGACGGCGACGATCGACGCCCGGAGCGTGCCGGTGTCGATGAGCGACTTGTCGGTGATGATCTCTTTGACGCGCCGCTCCAGCGCGAGCGCGAGCACGCGGATGACGGCGTCGGCGTCCGGGAGTGCCTCGACGCTCGTCCGGGTGTTATGGGCGATGAACCCGTCGACGCCCTGCGCCCGAATCTCGTTGATAGCCGGCCGGAAGAACGGCTTTGCGTCCATCTTGCTGGACCCGAATTCGAGGTACAGCGCGTACTCAACGGCCGTCCCGACCGTGTACGTCGTCAGCGTTTCGACGTCGTCCTCCAGCTCGTCGAGGCGGTTGATCGCGGCTTCGAGGCCGTCGAGGTTGAGGTCGAGGTCGATCACGTCTCGACGACCTCCAGTTCGAGCGTGCCGTTATGCGGGTCGATGACGCGCTGGACCTCGTAGCGCGTGCCGTCGGCGGTATCGACGAACTCCACGGGCGCCTCGCGCTCGTCGGTGAAGTCCGTCCAGACCTGCCCCGTGTCGTCGCGGACGACGACCACGGCGTCGAGTTCGGCCGTCGTCCCGCCGTCGTCGCGGTCGGCACGCGCCGCCGGCGAGACGACGCGCGCCGGGTACACGGCCGCCGGCTCCGACGAGTACGTCACCGAGAAGCCGTCGCCCGCCTCGTACGTCTCCGTCGGCTCGAACACTTCGATAGTGGTGTTCGCGAGCGACTGCGTGTGGACGGAGCGAAGCGCCCGCGCGATTCGGCTCCTCGTCGACGTGCTCGCCGTCGATCCGCTGTTCGTAGGCACGCCTCGCCGTGTCGATCTCCGCGTTGAGGTCGGCGTCCGACAGCTCCGTCTCGGGGAGCACGCGGCGGACGTCGTCGGGTGATACTGTCATGAATGTCCAAAAATCGCAGGGTTATGCGTCAGGCCCGTCGCAGTGCTCGCGGTGTTGTGCGAGGCCTTTGAAAAAGCGGCCACACTCCGGGCACTGTTCATGCGGGTCGACGTCGGCGATAGCTTCGAGGAGCGCGATGATGCGGAGCCGCTGCCGCTCGGCTCGCTCCTCACGAAGCCGGCGGGAGTTGGGCATCGTTAGCCCTCGACCATGACCGCGGCCTCGGGCTTGATCGCCTTGAAGCCCTTCCGCGTCCGGATCTTGAACTTCTGCGTGTCGGTGTCGAAGTCGTCGTCCTCGTCGGTTTCGACCGGGGTGAACGTCGCCTCGTAGCCGTAGCGGTCGGTGTCGACGAGGATCGCGTTGTGGAGGTCAATGTCCCCGACGGTGGAGAACATGAAGTCCAGGCCGGCGATGGTGCCGAAGTTGCCCGTCTGGATGGCCTCGTCCGTGAGGTCAGTCCCTCGCTCCGCGAGGTACGTCAGGATGTCCTGCTTACCGCGCGGGCCGACGAACGCCATGTCGGGCGAAGCGCCGTTCTCCTCCAGCGTGGCGACGCCCTCCTGGATGTCGTCGTACGTGAGGTCGTCGTTCGCGTTGTCGGAGACGGGCGACGCGCTCGCGACGTTGCCCGACAGTTCGGCGTAGGCGAGCCCGTCGAGGAACTCCGCCATCTCCGTCGCGGCGAGGTCGACGTGGTCCGCGACGAGGTCGAACACGTTGTCCATGACGTCCTCCTCGGGGACCTCGATGATCTGACCGTACTTCTCGCGATCGATCTGGACCTTCTGGTAGTCTTCGCGGGTCGACGGGTACTCCGCGGTCGGCGCGATGGCCGACGGCTCTGCCATGACGTCCTCGGGGTCCGGGACGCGGATGTTGTCGCTGTTGATGCCGGTCGCGTCGAGGTCGCGGAACGCCTCGCGGAAGACGAGTTCCTCCTGGAGCCGCTCTTCGACCTGTGCGCGCACCGCTTCCTGCGTGATGATTTGGGGCATGTGTGTGGGTCCTCGTTAGAAGTTGACCGCCGCGTAGCCGGCGGGCATCGACTCGTTCGTGCTCAGGCCGGCCATCGACCCCTCGTCGGTGAGGGCGTCGTAGCCGTCGGCGCCGGCGCCGAGCTGGCCGTCCGTCGCGGACGCGCCGAGTTCCTCGCCGGCCGAGATGCCGGTCGCGACGCTGACGACGACGCCGTCGCCTTTGACGTGGACCGGCACCTCCTCGCCGCTCGCGTACGCGTCGCCCGCGTCCTCACCGGCACCGTGGCCGGCGACGCCGATCGGGTTCGGCGACGTGTCGCCGCTGTTGACCGCCCGGAGCTGTCCGCCGTCGATGCCGACGACGTCGCCCGGACTGACCGATTCGCCCGCCTCGTACGTGACCGTGGACGCGTCGCCCACGACCTTCTCGCCAGGGTTGAGACTCATGTGTTAGTAGTCCGCGAGGACCGCTTCGGCGTCCTCGTCGGTGAGTTCCGCGATGCGTTCGGCGTGCTGTTCGCGCTGGATCTCCGCGAGCCGCGTCTCGGACCCCGACAGGTCCTCGATGGCGGACCGGAGTTCGGCGACCTCCGACTGCTCGGACTCGGAGAGACTCGCCGTCTCGGTGTCGCTGTCCGAATCGCCGGACTGGACCGTCGGCTCAGTGTCGGCGAGCGTCGCGTCCTCGACGGACTCATACCGCTCGCTCAGTTCGGCGACCGTGAACTTCTCGACGAGGTCGTCCTCGTCGAAGACCGTGTCGCCGGCGGCGAGAGCCTCGGCGTAGGCACGCGCGACGTCCTCGCGCTCGTCCTCTAGCTGTTCGACTTCGTTCTGGAGCTCGGCGATGCGGTCATCCTTCTCGGACAGCCGCGCGCGGAGCTCCTCTTCGGTTTCGCTCATGTGTGCGTTTTTAGTGGTTGTCTGCGTGTCTGTGCGCTCGCCGCCGGCCTCGGCCCGCCCACTATCGGGGCTGTCGGCGTCATCGGTGGCGGGAGTATCGCCAGTCGCGGCCATCTCGGCCGCCTCCGGCGCGTCGTCCCACGCGCCGAGGATCTCGGACGCGCTTTTGACGACGACGCCCTCGTCGTAGCCCGCCTCGGGGCCGACGTAGTCGTCAAGTTTGTAGGCGGCTTCGTCCTCGGTCGCCTCGCGGGTGACGTCGGCGCCCTCCGCCGAGACGCTCTCGCCCGGCTCGGTGACGACCTTGGCGACGCGGCCCGTGCCGGGCGACGCCGACGTCGACCACCGCACGAGGTCGCCCTCGGAGTACTCCGCAGACGGGGCGAGTTCGCCCTCCTCGCGAAGCATCTCCATCAGGTCGTCGTGGCTGGCGGCGGGCATGAACACGGTGTCCTCGCCCTCGCCGTGGGTGTGGATTATCTCGTCGCCCGGCCCGTCGAGGCCCATCTCCTGCGCCTTCGAGACGGCCTCGCCGGGGTTCGAGAAGATGTACGCGTCCGGTACTTCTGCCATGTTCGCGCTCTCGTCCGAGTTATAGCCCATCTCGGCGTCCTCGGCGAGTGCGGCGTGGATCGCCGTCGCCGACAGCGCCGCCGCCTCGCCCGCCGACGCCGACGCCGACGGTGCCGCGCCCCGCTGGACGAGCGACAGGCCCGTGAACTGGATATTCGTCGCGAGCATCGCCTCGCCACGGTCCGTCTCCACCGTCCCGCCGTCGGCGTGACGCGCCTCGATCGAGACTTCGAGGTGGCCGTCTGCCGCCTGGTCGGCGAGCGATGGGTCCTCCAGTTCGGCCTCGTAGAGCACGCCGCGGTCCGGGTCGAAGCCGGCGCGGACGACCTCGCCGACGTCCTGCTCGGAGTGGAGCGGGTTGACGGGCGTGCCTTCCAGCGAGGCGGCCGCCGCGCGGAGTTCGTCGGCCGTCCAGATTTTCTGATCTCCCGACAGTCCGCGAGTAACATCTCGCACGCCGACCGCGACGCCGGAGATAACCTGTTCGCTGTCGTCGGCGAGGCCGGCGACGTGACTCGTGAGGGTTGTCGTTGACATGGTTTGAAAGAGTCCGCGCCGGGTCTGGAGCTCGGCCCCGGCGGGCGTCATCGGGTCGGCGTTTTATTTTAACTTCTGCTGCTTTATCCGCCGGTCGATGGTGAGATGGACATCGGCCTTAAATGAAGCCTGCCGGTAGAGGTGGTGTTCGACCGGTTCCCAGCCGTCTTTGTCGCTTAGGCTCCAACTGTTCCAGCCGAGTTCAACGACAACACCGCCGGGACAGACAAGCTCCGCGACGGCGTCGCGGGCGTTGCTATACTCCTGACCGTGCCAGCCCCCGTAGAGCTTTTCGGCGCGGCCGGGGTCGAACGGCGGATCGAGAATCGCCGCGTCGAACGTCTCCGGCTCTAAGTGCTGGTGTATCTCACGGACGTCGACGTGGAGATCGGCGTCGCGGGCCTCGTCGATGTCGTTGCGGAAGAACTCACACCCGCGTTTTTCAAGTCGTGTCCTTCCGGCACAGGCGTTAAGCACTCTACCGTCGACGTGATCGAGGACCACGTCTCGCACCATCTTCGTTCCGAACGTCCACTTTCCGAGCCGCGTCGGCTTGCCGTCGGGTTCCTTCCCGCCGATATTATGAAGATATATCGGATACCCTTCGCCGGAGTTAAGCTCAACGGCCGTGCCGCTCATTCTCCCGCCCCCTCGGCCAGAACCGGCTCCATTCCGGGGAGATCGCGGCTGTACGCTTCAGCCGCCTCGTGGCAGCTCCGACATAACTCAACGAGGAGTTCGGGATCGTTCACGCCACCGGCGAGGATCGGCACGATGTGGTGGAGATCGTGCGCGCGGTCGGTTGCTTCAGCGCCACATATCTCACACTCCCCGTCGCGGACGTCGGCACGCCACTTCCCCCAACCGTTCGAGAGCCGTGAGCGTACCGCCGTCGACAGCGTTGAGTATGACGCCTCGGATCGTTCGTATGACCGTGAACACTCCAGAGAGCAGAAGCGGTCCCGTCCTTTCTCACTCGGGATCGCGTCGAACTGTTCGCCGCAGTAGTCGCACGTTTTTCGTTCTCGATCACCGAGCCACCGCGGGTGGTCCTCCGGGTCTCGCTCTCGCTGAAAGCCGTTCCGGCATGACGTCGAACAGAACGACCGGCCGTCTCCGATCCGGTTTGGCTTTCGCTCGAACGTCTCGCCACAGTGGTCGCACTCTAATTCGACACGGTCGCGCTGGGCGAGGGCCTGACACTCGTTTGAACAGTATGTTCCAGGGACATCGCTTCGAGACTGAAACTGCTCGCCACAGTAATCACACTCAGACGCGACTCCGGCGATGCTCTCGCCGTGTACCTGCTTGTGGTGCGACTTCATCGCGGTCGGACCCGTGAAGGTCGCCCCACACGTCGGGCATTCGGCGTCAGAACTATCCTCTGTCGGCGTGTATTGGCTCATGCTCTTGGCCTCCAAGAGCGCGGTCGGCGTCC